TTACAATACTTAACTTAAAAAATGAAAAACATAAATTAAACTGACAAAATAACTGTAAACCGTTTTTAGGACGTGACAGTAGGCTCTACCTTCCAATGATGCTGCTCTAACTTCACCACCCTATCCACTTCATTAGTGATAAACCTCATACAACGATAAAACCGCACAACATTCATCTTAATCATATCCTTTTTAGTGCATTTATAGATCATCTCAAAAGCATTCATTAGTCCCTCAGTTGTACCTCGCATTACCTCCCTTTTTATCGTATTTACATCGCCAAAGGTCAATTCAGTAATGCTTTCTTTCACCCCGTGTGTGTCTTTCTTAAACCAACGCCTACAAATGTAGTTAGGTAGAGGTTTTAAGACTTTCAGAGCTGGCAATAATTCCTTTTGTTGCTCTTCGGATAATTGTATAAAGTCGTATAGTGTCATCTTCTAAATATAGGTTTAAATGTTCTCTTAGGTTTCAAGTCAAAGTATTCACGCATTAGTAACATATCGCGATAGTCGGGGCTTCGTCCTATGACTTGTTTAACAGTATCTTTGTTTATTACAGACAATTTTTGCCCGTCCTTATTATCACTTTTGATTTGCTCCAATTCTTCAGTAATCATCTCCTTAGTGCGTTCTGATACTTCAGCACTAATGTATATATCATTGCTATTGATACGCTCGGCTAATCTGTATAAGCATTGTGTTTGTAAGTTTTTGTAATTAGTAGGTTGCCCATTCTCTTCAAGCGGGGTGCTGTTATTCTTAAAGCCTACGATGCCCGTATTATCTACCACACCGCCTCCTACACCGTCCTCATCAGCAATGCAATTACCCTTAGGGATATTATACTTCATTCGCAACGTATTAATGAGCGCTTGTATCTCTGTGGTTGCTGAAGTAGCCATTGTGTGTATCTCTATCAGTTCCCAGCCTCTCCAAACACCAATAACACACAAATCAGATCCAAATCGTGCTATATCAGCAGTTAGGTACATAGTGCTATCTTGTGCTATTTGGTCGTTGCCAAATACTGCTAATATCTTATCGTAATCGCATAACGCATTCGGATCATCATCATACTCCCATAGCCCGTGCAATAATCGCTGCTTCTCCGCCCCTCGTAATGTGCTCTCCAAATTCTGAATGTACTCTTTAGGCAGCATCTTATTATCGTATGGTAACGCCTGAATGAAAGCCCTTCGTGCGTTCAAAGTACCCTCCTTGTAAGGTGTATAAAACTCTTTATACAGAAAATTCTTAGAAGGGTTAGCCGTTATCAGCAATTTGCCTTTCAAATTGTACTCTCTATTTTTCCACCGCCCTATTGATATTTTGAGGTTCGAATAACTATCATACTCAAATTCTCCTCCTTCCTCAATCCAACCACGTGTCATCTGCATTGAACCAAAACGCTGGTATTGCGGATCACTCGGCAAATATTTACAATCCAAAAGAAACACCTTTGAACCATTATAGAGTTCAAAATAATTATCCTGTCCGTTGTACTTCCACGCCTCCTGAGGTATTTTCCATCCGTTTAGCACCTCGTGAATGCTGGGTATTGTAAATTTACGCAAATCATTTAGTTGCTTACGAGCAATAAAATAGTGAGTTCCTGCATACATCATAGCATCAGCCAGTATCAGTGAGCACCCTATAAATGATTTGCCTCCCCCTTTTGCTCCTCCATATAGCACCTCATCAATATCATTAGCAGCCCACGCTTTGCCGCATTCCTTCTGCTTATCATTTCCATTGCTGTTAAACTCAAGTACTACATTCTTCATTTACTTAATTATTATCCCAGTTACTTGAAAAGGCTGTAAATCTTTGCCGTCCTTTCCTGTTAACTCCTGCTTAACCGGTGCGTCCCATCCCTCCATTTTAGATAGTTGTGCAATCGCTGAAATACGCTCTCTATATGAAGGAATAAACTTCTCTCCATCAATTCTCATTCCTTTGCCCCTTGCTATATCAGCGAGTATCTTCAGAGCGTCCATTTTTGCAAATAAGTCTTTTTTACGCTCTTCTACCTCTGCGCTTATCAATTGCTTTGATACCTCCTCGTTAATCGTTTTTTGCCACTCTTTAAATTCTTTTTGGGCTTGTTTCCAGTCCTTACTGAATGTTTTTTCTGTTTTACTGAACTTTGCTGAATATTTACTGAACATTTCCCCAAAGGACAAGAGAGGAGACTTTTTGAGTTCCTCTAACATCCATTGTTGTCTATTTTTTGGGGTGTTATTCATATTTCTGAATAAGGTTTTTTGATTGTTTCACAAAGTTTTTTCATTTCCTTACATAAAGGATATAGATATTTTATTTTACCTTTTGTAAAATATTCAGTTGCGTTCTTGTCTAAATTTTTCAGTATAAAATCTTTTCTTGATATTCCTTTCAATCCTCCTTTTTGCTTTATAATATCTGAAATCCTACGTCCGTGAATACGCTTGCCATTTATGATCCAACTGCTATCAGTTTTGTTTTCATAAACCTTTCCTACAAAGTACCAGTTAGTAGCCTGATATATTATTCCTTTGTGTGATTGGTCAATATCAGCATAAGAGACTATCATTTTGCACAAAGGGACGTCTTTTTTTACTTTCTTAATTGCTTTTGCTAATACTTGTGATGTAGTTTCTTGCTTACCATTAAGCGCCATTCTTACAAGTTCTATGATTTGTCCTTGTTTTAGATTATATTCTGATCCAATATTATTATTACTGCCTGTCCCAAATACTACACAACCACACCATTCGTTATTATCATTAAATACTGAATAAGCAAATGTATTCACTGGTACTGATTTTGCATAGTGAAAATTCAAACAACTATATTTTATCGCTTTATTGCTTGCTAATTCTAATCTCATAATTCACCACAACTTACAGAAAAGTAAGCTCCTTTATATTTTCTATCAATTAATTCTGTAATATCAGCTTCTGCCTTTTGCAATTGTTCTGCATTTTCAAAAGTTATTTTTATAATTGCAGGTTTGTTTCTTGAATCGTCTATTAGTTCATCTTCATTAAAACTATCTTCTGAATAGTTTATATCCTTTTCTTCAATCTCAATACCTAATTCCTCTAACTCAAACCTATAATCATCTGCTACTGCTTCTACCTCTTCAAGGTCTATATTATAGTTTTGATGCGCGGTAGTGTTTGCTAATATTTGTGCCTTGTAGTAGGTATCTGTATTGTCTTCTATATCATTGCGAACAATTACAGTGTACTCATTCTCCGCAAGAGTTATTTCCTTCGGTACTAATCCCTTTTCGTCAAACTTCTCCTTTCGTGCGTGTCCTGAAATGATTGTCCCCTGTTTGGTTACTGATATACTCTCAATCACTCCTACCTCATCAATAGAAGTGCTAAGTAGTTCCATACCTTTTTCTGTGTGCTTGTTTGTGTTTCTCTTACTTGGTTTTATACGTATCATTTAGATATATAATTTAACAGTGTCTTTTGTATATAATTTTCTTGAATTATTGTATTTTGCTATTTCTGTATTTGATTTTCAACTACTTTTTGAAACTCCTCAAAGGTGTAGCATACAGCGTAGGTATGCCCCAGAGTGATGGCTTTTTTCTGAAAGTCTTTTTGGTTTTGTGTTTGACAATTGCCTTTTACTTTCATCTCGATATAGAGGCTCTTCCCTTGTGGGAGTAACACTACCAAGTCGGCTACCCCTGCCAGTACGCCCTCTGCTTTGAGGCGTTGCGCTTCACGTACATTGCGACTGCCTCCGTTAGGAACGGCATATATAACGAGGTGCGGGTATTGGTATCTAAACCAGCGCACGCAAGCGGTTTGTAGGGTGCTTTCTTGGTGTTTCATAGGGTTTATTTTGTTTCAAATACTTCTCTTAATATTTCAGTAGGATAACTCTTAACGAAGCCGTATTTGGCATCATATTCGTTACCCATAGGTATAGAGCGTTGTACGCATATTTTTGCGGCTTTTCTCCCTAATGATATAGCTAACTGCAAGGGCACTCTTTTGCCTATGATATTGCTATATCCTGATATGGTAAAATAGTCTTCGTTTTTGGTGGTGATTTTAGCTTCTATCTTAGTGAGACGCTCATTTTGCAAGGCTATTTGCTCAGCTTGTGCTTGTTGTGCTTTTTCTAAGGCTATCATTCCTTGTGCTTGAGCCATTAGTATTTCTCCTGCTGTCATTGGTTTGTTTGCTTCCTCAAAACGTTCCAACCACGCTACTACACGCTTGCGAACAAATTTACTTTCACGAAGTAGCACTTGCTTTCCTTGTGCGATAGTGAGTTCAAACATAGGTTGTTCTCTGTTCCATTGGTCTTTATAATAGGTCGGCAAAATTTTTTGCTGACCTATTTCTTCTTCAAATTCGTCTCGGATAATAGCCAGCATAGTCTTATGTTGTAGTTCCGTTTCCTTACCTTCTTCTTTTCTGAATAGGTTGATTTGCTCTACAAGTTCGAGGCTTGTAATAGTCTTTTTGGGTGTAATTCCTTGTGATGAGAGTATTAGGGTATTCATTATAATTTATTGTTTTACAATTTCGGCTGCAAAGGTACGAAAAACTTTAAACTATTCCTACAAAAAAATGATATAATTATTTGTGTACCAGCATTTTGCATAGTCATTTTACATAGTCATTTTGACGGGGCAAAACGGCTGTTAATATGAAAGCCGTTAGTGTGATACTAACGGCTTTCTGTTAAGTGCTTGTTATTAATTCTTCTCTCATTCCCATACAATAGGAGCGGTAATTGATGTTAGACTCGTATGTTAGTACATAGTCGTACCATTGCAGTATCTTTCCTTTGGGTTTGTTGTGCTTCATATCGAAGTATATATCCTCAATATTGAAAAAATAGTCGGATAGGCATATAATACTTCCCCCTACATCGTAATTGTCGAATTCAAATTGTAGGTCTTGCTTGTGGCAAAATTCCTTGATGAGGTTGCGTGCTGCATACTCGAATAACTCGACTACTTCTTGTTCTTGTGGTGATTGTTTCTTCATTGTTCTTTATACTTTTCATTAATTACGTCTAAATGCTGGTATATCATTTCTGATAGGTCGTTAGAGTACGACTCAAAGGCGTCTAATAGTACTTTGTCGTCTTTCATTGTTTTCTTAAACTGCTTCACGGCTTCTCCGCTGAAGTGTTTAAGCTGTCTGAATGAACGTTTAAATTCGTGGCTAAATTTAGTGTCGTCAATTCCGTGCATTAGTTCGTTGAGGCTATCGGCATACGATAGGGCAAGGATTGCGTAATAGGCTATCTTCTCACGCTTAAGCACTGGCATTACAACTGCTTTGTCGTGTTCGGCAATTGCGATATTCATTAGGGTTCGTGCTTCTTGTGGAGTTATATTTAGCCCTCTTGCACGGAGTTCTGTTATAAATCTGTTGTTGTTCATTTTTGGGTGTTTTTGTGTTCGATTAGTGTTCGCTTAGTGTTCGCCTTGTGTTCGCCTTGTGTTCGGTTTAAAATGGTACATCGTCTTCAGGCTTTTTTTTTGCAAATGCTTCATTAGGCGACGCGGTGGGTATTGCGTTGTTGCTCCGCTCTTGTGTGGGCATTCTTGGCACGTTGTACGTTGGTTTTGCCATTGTGCCTGTAAATTCATCATAAGGATAAATGGTAAAGTCGCTGCTATCTACCATAAACTTAAAGGCTTCAAACGGGTAGCCTCGTGTGTATTGCGGTAGTACTTCTACTATATCCTTATTATTTTCGTCTGGCTTGAGCAAAAAGACTGTTTCTGCTTTCTTGGTGATGGCACTTCCTAAGTGTCCGGTGGCTTTTGTTACCCCATAGGCTACGTGAATAATTGTGCATATATGTATCTTATACTGGTCTGCCCACTTGATAAGTTTATGTACGATTTGGTTACTCCATTCGAGGTTATTTACATCGTTCATCAGGTCGGCTATACCATCGATAAACACCATCTTCGTCTTACCTTTGTAACGCTCTAATACCTTGTCAATGAATGCAACACGCTCCTCAGCGGAGAGGTGACATATTTTGAATGTTAGGTACTGAGGGTATATTGTACCTACTACTTCGGCAACGCCTTTAAAAGTACGTTGGGCGTAGTAGTCGGACTGCTCAGTATCGAAGTCTAACACATACTCATCACTCTTGCGATGGGAACGAAGTAGGGGGAAGCGATAGGCTGCATTGCCGCCG